ATTGAAGTTCCTGAGTGGGGTGAATCTGGAAAACCATTCTTGATTTATTCCACTCCTTTCACACTGGCGGAAAAGGATAAGATTTTCAAAGGCTCTCAGGAATCATCTCTGAAAGTTTTGGTTGATTGTCTTATCTTGAAAGCAAAAGACGAAAAAGGCGAGCAAATCTTTACTCTCGAACATAAGCGCGATCTTCTAAATTCAGTTGATCCAGATATTATTGTTCGGATAGCTAATGAAATGATCGCAACCGCAAGTGTTGAGGAATCAATAAAAAACTAAGAGACGATCCCGATGCGTTTTCTCGTTATGCGCTCGCGGATCGTTTAGGTAAAACACTTGAAGAAATAGATACGATGTCGGTTTCTGAGTTTATTGGTTGGGTTGCTTATTTGAACATTGTCGCGGAGCGGATGAAAAATGGCAACAGCAAATGAACTCAAAATTGAATTAACCGCGATTGATAAAACTGCGGCGGCATTTAATTCAATACAATCTAATATGATGAAAATGGGTAATGGAGCGATGATGTTGAGTCGCTCCTTTACTGCTATTGGTGTTGCTTTATCAGGCATTGGTGCGATCGGCACATTTAAAAAGCTGATCGATCAAGCTGATAGCATGAATGATTTATCTAAAAAGACTGGTATTGCTGTCAGCGAACTTTCAAAGTTTTCGCAAGTTGCTTTGATGTCAGGAACAAGCATCGAAGGTGTTGCTGTCGGCCTTAAAAAACTAAGTTCAAACATCGTCGAAGCGGCTGGTGGAAATAGAGAGCTTTCAAAAATATTTAATATTCTCGGCGTTGATGTAAAGAACGCTGATGGATCGATCCGCGATGCTGGATCGGTAATGAAAGACATCTCTAATATTTTCAAAGATATGGAAGATGGAGCATTAAAGAATGCTCTAGCTGTTAAGTTATTTGGAAAAGCTGGCGCTGATCTTGTCCCGATGTTGAATGAGGGATCGGCGGCAATAGAAAAATTCAAGGTTGTAATTGGTCCAGAACTGGCGGCTGAGTCTGATCGTTTCAATGATAATCTTGAAAGAATTTCAGCAAACTTTCAAATTGTCGGAAATAATATTGCGACAGGAATTCTTCCTTATTTTAATTCTCTTTTAGAATCTGTTTTGAGGTTCAATGAGAATGCTCCTCAATTCAATCGTGCATTGATGGGCATGAATACCGGATATGCTACATCTTTTGCTCTTGGTGGTGCGCCTCTTGATCCTAGTCAAATTCAAGCTGGTCAACCTGCTCCTGCTTTGCCCCCGCCTACTGTTATCTCAGGTCCACGCCAGAAAAGCGCGATCGAATTATTGCGTGAAAGTCAGTTAGCAACTGCACTTGGTGGGAAAGGTGGTATTGATCAATTAAAAGAATATTTAATCAAACAAAGAGAAGCGATTGATCTTCTTGCTCTTGAAACCAAACAAGTCGGAATGACTTCTGCTGAATACAATATTTTAAAAGCTGAAAAAGAAGGCATGAACGAAATCAATAAAATGGTTCGTGAAAATGCCGGACAAAATACTGAAGCATTTAGACAGGAAGCGGAAGCCTTGCTTGCTGAAAAAATTGCTATGATGCAGAGGAATGAAGAATTCAAACGTTCTTTTGAAGGCGGAATGCTTGATGGCCTCAAGAGGGTTCGTGAAGAATTTACCAATGTTGGTCAGGCTGTTTCAGATACATGGGTTAATGCGTTCCAATCGATGGAAGATGCTTTTGTTAATTTCGTTAAAACTGGAAAGTTAGATTTCAAATCTCTTGCTGATTCGATCATTGCAGATATGGCAAGAGTGACATTTAGACAGATGGTTAGCGGATTCTTTGGCGGTTCATCTGGTGGTGGTGGATTCAATCTATTATCAATGTTTGGATTAGGCGGTGGCGGATCAGTTCCTTTGCCTCCGATTCCTATGCGAGCGGCTGGCGGTTCTGTTTCTTCTGGTTCTCCTTATATTGTCGGTGAGAATGGTCCTGAATTATTTATGCCTTCTCGATCGGGTTCGATAATACCAGATTCGATGATGTCTAGCGGTTCTGGAGTGGTTGTTAATCAGACGATCAATATCTCGACAGGTGTTCAGCAAACCGTTCGTGCTGAAATTCAAAACCTCTTGCCTCAAATCTCAAACGCGGCAAAAGCGGCAGTCATTGATGCAAAAAGGCGTGGCGGCTCGTTTGCTAACGCATTTGGTGGTTAATTATGGCAATCACTTATCCTTTATCACTCCCGACGATTACAGGATTGGCAAACATTGTCATTACTGCTCGTAATTCCGTCGCGGTTGCAACTTCTCCGTTCACATTGACAACTCAGGTGATGCAACATCAAGGTTCTAGGTGGGAAGCATCTGTAACGCTCCCGCCAATGAAACGCGCATCGGCAGAGGAATGGATTGCATTTCTTATCTCTTTAAATGGTGCTTATGGGACATTTCTTCTCGGTGATCCGCTTGGTGCAACTGCAAGAGGAACGGCTTCATCTGCTCCGGGAACGCCTCTTGTGAATGGTACATCACAAACAGGATCGACTCTAAATATAGATGGCGCACCAAATAGCGCGACAGGATATTTAAAGGCTGGCGATTATATTCAGCTTGGTTCTGGTTCGGGGAGTCAACTTTATAAGGTTCTTGTGGATGCTAATTCGAATGGAAGCGGTCAGGTTTCGCTCGATATTTGGCCTTCGCTCCGATCTTCGCCATCAGATAATGCCACTGTTACAGTCTCAGGTGCAAAAGGATTGTTCAGATTATCAAGTTCTGATGCTTCTTTTTCGATCGACAATGCTTCCGTTTATGGGATCAATTTTTCTGCGGTTGAGGCACTATGACCAGAAGTCTTGCGGCAGGATTTGCGAGTGCGCTTCAAACATCTGCAATTCAGCCGATCCTTCTGGTTGAATTGAAGTTTGATTCTGGAGCCGTTCGTCTATGGTCTGGTTTGGGAAATATAACTTATAACGGGTTTTCATATACTGGAGCGGGAACGCTTCTGGCGATTTCCTCGATGGAAGATACGACAGACATCGCGGCAAAAGGAATTCAGATTTCATTATCTGGAATCAATCCTCAGGCTTTAGGGATTGCGCTAACTGAGAAATATCAGAACCGGACGGCTAATATTTATTTTGCCTTATCTGGTCAGGTTTCGGATGCGGTTCAGGTTTTTTCCGGTTTGATCGATCAGATGTCAATTAACGATACTGGAGAAACGCTTACAATTTCAGTTTCGATAGAATCGCGGCTAATCGATCTGGAGCGTCCTCGGATTTGGCGTTATACTTCTGAGGATCAAAAGCGGGTTTATCCGACAGACAAAGGGTTTGATTTCGTCAATGATCTCCAAAGCAAGCAAATTATCTGGGGTCGTGAATAAGGTTCCAAATTGGGAGTCCTTACTTGACGAATATATCAACTCCTGCCGATTAAAATCGTTCGCATGGGGTTCGTTCGATTGTGTTAGATTTGCTGATGGTGCTTATCAGGCTCAATACCGGATCAACCTATTTCCGCCATTTGATTACAATGATTTGAAATCGGCTCAAAAAGGACTGAAAAAGTTCTGCAAAACGCTCGATCTTGCTGAATCCGTCGATCAATTTCTGCCTCGCAAGGAAAAAACGCTTCTATCAAGAGGCGATCTTGTTTTTCATAATTCTGCTCTCTCGGTCAATGTTGATGGAGTTGGTGGCTCGATTGGGGTATGTCTAGGAACAAAGATCGCTCTTGTTGGAGAGTCATCTTTGCAGTTCGATTCTATTGAAACGGCATTGTTCGGGTGGAAGGTATGAAGATTAGGAAATTCCTCCTTGCCTCGACATTTCTGGTCGGATTAACGTTTTCGGAACCAGCCAAGGCCGATCCGGTTTCATTGATCGCGTCTGGAGCAACTGCTCTTGGATTTACAGAATTTGCGGCTTTTGATGGCTCATTCTTTGGCAGATTGGTGGTTACGGCTGGCTTGACAGCGGTTGCCTCATATCTATCCTCTCAGGATCAACCGACCGTTCCTGATTATCGAGGAATAACGCAGAGAGAAGAAAACTTCACAGATTCGCTGGCAACTCGACAAGTGATCTATGGTCGAGTCATGGTCGGTGGTCCGATCGTTTATGCTGAAACAACAAATCACAATAATTATCTTCACATGATTATTCCGGTTGCTGGACATGAAGTTACAGCATTCGACGCGATCTATTTTAATGATGATCAACTTACGCTCGATGGTTCTGGAAACGTAACAGCTCCAGCGCAATATGCTGGCAAGGCAAGAATCAAGACATATACGGGAACAACAACGCAATCGGCTGATCCTGATCTTATTTCTGAATCGGCAGGATTGTGGACATCAAATCATAAGTTGAGCGGTGTTGCTTATATATACGCAAGGTTGCTTTTCGATCAGGATGCTTTCCCAAATGGACGGCCTAATATTAAAGCAATCGTTCGTGGAAAAAAGGTTTATGATCCTCGGACAGCAACGACAGGTTATTCAGCAAATCCAGCATTGTGCATATTGGATTATCTAAGAGATTCAACTTTTGGATTTGGTGCAACTCTAAGCGAGATTAATACAACAACATTTAACGCGGCGGCTAATGTCTGCGATGAAAACGTAACTCTTGCGGCTGGTGGAACTGAGAAACGCTATGAAACTCATGGCGTGATTTATAGCGATAGAACTCCTAAATCAGTTCTCGAAGATTTACTTACATCTTGCGGTGGAATGGTTTTCTATTCCGCTGGCAAATGGAATATGAACGCGGCGGCATACAATACGCCAACTGTAACGCTTACTGATAATGATCTTCGCGCTCCTATCAATCTTGTGACTCGGCATTCTAAGCGTGATAATTTCAATATTGTGAAAGGCGTATTTGTTTCGCCTGATGATGGATGGCAAGCAACAGATTTTCCAGCAATAAAATCAACAACATTTATTTCTGATGATAATAACATTGAATCATCTTTCGATCTTACTTTGCCATTTACAATTTCATCTCCAATGGCGCAGAGATTAGCAAAAATAATTCTTTATCGTCATCGTCAGCAAATGACTCTCGAATTGAAGTGCAAAATGACAGCATTTCAGATCGAGGTCGGTGATACGATTATGGTCACTAATTCTCGATATGGATTTAGTTCAAAACCATTTGAAGTAATCAATTTCAACTTTGCGATCGAAGGAACAAATGATTCTCCTGTATTTGGAGTTGATTTAACTCTTCGAGAAATATCTTCATCTGTATTTGATTGGGATGCTGAAGAAACTGCTATTGAAAGAGATAATACTTCTCTTCCAAATTATGGTTCAGTTGATGCTCCGCAAATTACGGCATCAGATGAATTACGAGCAATCAACCAAGATGTTGTCACTGTTTTGCTTCTCAATATTTCTTCAGTAAATCCATTCGTTACTGATTTTGAAGTTTCATATAAAAAGCAGAGCGATTCTGTTTATACAGAAACCAATAAATCAACTCAGGGCAAATATGAGGTCTTGAAGGTCGAAGATGGTGTTTATTACGATATTCGCGCGAGAGCCGTTACCTTTCTTGGGGTCAAATCTGATTATCAAACTTTATCATATCAAGTTATTGGAAAGACCGCTCCTCCGTCTAATGTAACTGGTCTATCGATCAATTCGATCGGCGGTAATGCAGTTCTTCAATGGACTCCGCTCTCTGATCTTGATCTTTCGCATTATAAGGTTCGTTATTCATCTTCTACATCTGGAGCAAGTTATCAGAACGCGATAGATCTGGTTGATAAGGTTTCACGTCCAGGAAATTCGGTTATCGTTCCTTCTCGCCAAGGAACTTATTTCGTTAAGGCAGTTGATAAGCTGAACTATGTTTCGGCTACTGCCGCTGAAGTTGTTCTGCTTACAAATATCTCGAATGTGAATGACTTGAATTCTGTTGCTACGGTAACTGAAAATCCTTCATTTTCTGGAGTCAAAACTTCGGTTGTAAAAACAACGGACGGCATCTCGACATGGATTCAATTAGACACATCCGGTTTATTTGATTCCACAGCTGGCAATTTTGATGATCAAGGTGGTCTTTTCGATGCTGGTGGCGGGACGATTGCGACTTCCGGTTATTATGAATTTGCCAACTATGTCGATTTGACTGAGAAATATACCAGCCGCGTTACAGCAAACTTGAATAATATTCGCATCGATTACACTGATCTTTTCGACTCTGCTCTTGGCAATTTTGATGATCGATCGGGTAACTTTGACGGAACCGCAACGGCTTTTGACGATACTTCGGTTGCAATTCAAATTGCTACAACTGATGGCGATCCTGCTGGCTCTCCAACTTGGTCAGCTTGGCAGAACTTTGTTGTTGGGGATTATTCAGCTAGAGCATTGAAATTCAGGGCATATTTGACATCTTTGAACGGCAATGCTTCGCCTTCGATCACTAACTTATCGGTTTCCGTTGATATGCCTGATCGTGTTATATCTGGAGAAGATATTGTTTCGGGAGCGGGAACTTATACAGTGACATTCTCTCCTGCTTATAAATCGCTCGACGGGATTGGAATTTCGGCTCAAAATATGGCATCCGGTGACTATTATTCAATTTCTTCGAAATCAACGACAGGGTTCCAAATTGTATTCAGGAACTCGGCAGGGACAGCGGTTTCAAGAACTTTTGATTATGTAGCTCGCGGATATGGCAAGGTGGTGGTCTAATGTCACAACATGATTTCATTATTGCGAACCAAGGGTTTCCCGCAACTCGCTCAGATATAAATGATGCTCTTCAGTCGCTTGCAAGCACATCATCGGGAGCAAGTGCGCCTTCAACGACTTATGCAAATCAGCTTTGGTATGATTCCGCAAACAATATTCTAAAAATTAGAAATGAAGATAACGATGCTTGGATTTCTCTTGTAACTCTCAATCAAACGACTGATGCAGTTACTAATTTTGAAAATACGCCAAGCCTAACCGGAAATAATACACTTTCTGGAACAAATACATTTTCCGGTGCGATGTCGGCTACTGCAAACGCTTATATGGCGATTGATGCGCTGACGGATGCCTCGACGATTGCAGTTGATATGTCGGTCGGCAACAACTTCTCGGTAACGCTTGGTGGCAACCGGACGCTTGGCAATCCGACAAACCTAACGGCTGGTCAATCTGGTGTGATCTTCATCACTCAGGATGGCACAGGTTCTCGGACGTTGGCTTACTCGTCTTATTGGGACTTCCCGTCTCAGACGGCTCCTACGCTTACGACAACGGCTAATGCGGTGGATGTGTTGGTTTACACAGTCCGTTCATCGACAAGCATTGCGGCTCAACTTCTGACCAATATCGGGTGACAAATGGGATTACCTGTCGAAGTC